AACCTAACACTTTCGAGATATGGAAAGATAATGTTCTGGTCAATCAGGACAGTCACAACAAGGAGTATCAGTCAGTACTTGAGAAGAATATTCTGAAGTTGAATCACAAATCGTTTCACCAGATAGTTGTTCTTGGATCATCTTCATTTGTTCCATTCATGCAACTCCCTGCTCAACATAGACGAGATGTGATCGAAGACCTACTTGACATTAACGTATTCTCTAAGATGAATGGTATTCTTAAAGAGCGTATGTCTGTGCTACGTGAGAAGGGTCGGACTAATCAAGTTCAGTTAGAGTTGATTCGTGATAAGATTAAGAACCAAGAACGATATGTGAACACACTTCGTCTACTTAGTTCCGAACAGAAAGCGAAGAAGCAGGTAGAGATAACTGAGTTAGGCGAGAAGATTGATGAACGTATAGCAACTAATACTGCTGATCTTGAGCATGAACTGACACAAGTAAAGTCACAACTTGCTAAGATAAACAAGCAGAGAGTAGAGTTCGAGAAGTACGACCATCAGTTTCAGGTTAAACAGAAAGAACTTGCGAAGGAAATTAAATTCTATGAAAGTAATGACATCTGTCCAACCTGTGACCAGGACATCGAAGAATCCCTTAAATCAACAAAAACAGCACACGCACGAACTAAGGGAGAAGAACTCGAAGAAGGTAGAACCCAAGCGTCCACCAAAATCAACGAACTCGACGATAGACGTGGAAGTGTAGAGACGCATAGCAAGCAACTAGTCTCTGCTATTAATGATGTACATATCAGCAATGCTCAAGTGAACGAGTGGCAGAAACGTATGTCAGTTCTTCAGAATGACCTTATTAAGATTGATGAAGAGACAGCAAGTATTGATGAGGCATTAGAGGCGAAATCAGAACTCGAAGCGAGTAAGCAAGTTTTACATGATGAGCATATCGTGATTGCTGATGAAGGATCATACGGTGTTGTTATAGCAGAACTGTTGAAAGATACTGGTATTAAAACCAAAATCATTAAGCAGTACTTGCCTGTCATTAATAAACTTACGAATCAGTATCTCCAGATTCTGGACTTCTATGTCTCGTTTGACCTAGATGACACTTTCAAAGAAACTATTCGTTCGCGTCACCGTGATTCGTTCTCGTATGATTCGTTCTCTGAGGGCGAGAAGCAACGCATCGATCTGGCGTTACTATTTACTTGGCGTATGATCGCTAAGATGAAGAACAGTGTTGCCACTAATCTGCTGATACTAGATGAGACTTTTGATTCATCTCTTGATGCTGATGGTGTGGATAACCTGACTAAGATAATTGATAGTATGGATGGTGATTCTAGCATCTTTGTTATCAGTCATAAAGGAGCAATCCTGGAGCAATACTTTGATTCGAAGATTGAATTCATTAAAGAGAAAAACTTTAGTAAAGTCGCTTGACATCCCTAAAGTTCTATGTTATAATACACCCATAAACAAACAAACTGAGATATATTATGGAATTAACTGAAAAGACTATGCAAGTTCTCAAGAACTATGCTACTATCAATCCAAACATTGTGATCACTGAAGGCAATGTAATCAAGACTGTATCAGAAGCAAAGAATGTTCTAAGTTCTGTTGAACTAGACGTAACATTCCCACAGACGTTTGGTATCTATGAACTAAGCGAGTTCCTAAGTGTTCTATCTCTGGTAGATTCACCACGACTCAAGTTCGAAGACACTTATGTCCTTGTTACTGACAATGCTGGTCGTTCACGTATCAAGTACTTCTATTCTGATATTGATATGTTGACTACTCCTTCGAAAGACATCATTATGCCTGAGACCGAAGTTAAGTTTACACTAGATAGTGCCACTCTATCCAGTATCAAACGTGCGGCATCTGTTCTTGGTCATACTGAAATGTCAGTGACCGCATCTGATGGTGTTGTATCGTTATCTGTAATCGATAACAATGATCGTACCTCAAACGTATATTCTATTGATGTTGATGGAGTATTTGCTGAAGAGAAGTTTAACTTTATCTTTAACATCTCTAACCTTAAGATGGTTGATGGTGATTATGAAGTTGGTATTTCTAAGAAATTAATCTCACATTTTGTGAACAAAGAGAACGGCATCGAATACTGGTGCGCCCTCGAAAAATCTAGTACTTACGGAGAATAGTAATGAGTAACAATGTAGAAATGACAGACCTGGCGAATCGTATCACACGATCAACTGTTGCAGTAATCGACACAGTTGCTGCCCGAGGTGGATTTAAAGGTGAAGAACTAGCAACTATTGGACAGTTGCGTGATCAGTGTATCGCATTGATTCAGATTGTTGAAGACGCTCAGGCGCAAGCAGTAGAATAAAGATTGCTTGACTTTTGGTCTTGTCTGCTGTATAATTACGTACAGTAGACAAGACATTTTTTATATTATGAGGCACATATGAGCAAAGACTTTTTATGGGTAGAGAAATATCGCCCGCAAACAATTAAAGACACCATTCTTCCTAAAAAACTAAAAGACGTATTCCTTAAAATCGTAGAAGGCGGCGAGATGCCTAATATGCTTTTTACTGGTACTGCTGGTCTTGGTAAAACAACTGTAGCAAAAGCACTATGTAAAGAACTTGACTATGATTGTATTGTGGTCAACTGTTCTGAAGATGGTAACATCGATACACTTCGTGGTAAGATTAGACGCTTCGCATCTTCGGTATCTCTTGGCGGTGACGTTAAAGTTGTTATCCTAGATGAGGCAGATTATCTTAATGCTCAATCAACTCAACCCGCACTACGTGGTTTCATCGAAGAGTTCGCTGACAACTGTAGATTCATCTTAACTTGTAACTTCAAGAATCGTATCATCGAACCTATCCATTCTCGCTGTGGTGTATATGAATTCAATACATCTAAGAAAGACATGGGTCAATTGTGTGGTCAGTTCATGGAACGACTCAAGACAATTCTTGATACCGAAGGTGTTACGTACAGTGATAAACTGATTGCTAACATGATTATGAAACATGCTCCTGATTGGAGAAGAGTGATTAATGAATGTCAACGCTATTCAATGGGTGGTCAACTAGACTCTATTGCTATCGATAGTACTGATAGTGAAGTCGATCAACTGTTCGCCGCGCTGAAAGCAAAAGACTTTAAGAAGATGCGCTCATGGGTCGTTAATAATGTTGATGTAGATACCTCGACTATCTTCCGTTCACTATATGACAAGATGTATGATAGAGTTGATCCGTCATCTATTCCGCAGTTAGTATTAATTCTTGCTGACTATCAATACAAGGCGGCATTTGTTGCTGACCATGAGTTAAACATTGTTGCTTGTATGACTGAAGTAATGGCAAATGTGGAGATGATCTAATGATTAACATATATGATTATGAAACATTAGGCACTGACTTGAACACTGCTCCTGTAGTGAACGTGGCGGCAATGACAGTTGACGAAGATATGTTTCTTTCTGATACTCCATACTCTTATATGGACTTAGTTGGTCTTGCTAAGATAATGAAGTTTGATGTCAAAGAGCAGGTCGAGAAGTATGGACGTATTGTAGATAAGAATACACTCGCGTGGTGGCAGAAGCAAGGAGAAGCGGCAATGTCGCAACTCAAACCTCTGTCAACAGATGTATCAATCACAGAACTGCCAGTGTTTCTTCGTGCAACAATGACACCTGGTCAATTAGTTTATACGCGAGGCAACACTTTCGATCCTGTTCTCACTACATCTATATGCAATCTACTAGACGCATCAGAACCCTACAGATTCTGGGATGTTCGTGATACTCGTACTATGATTGAAGGCATTGCAATTGGTCATGGTATTAATATCAATAACTCATTCGTACCTAAGGGCGTTAATGATGGTGACTTCATTGCTCACAACCCTGCACACGATATCGCTATGGATATTTTCAGAATACAGCAATTGCTAAGAGGCGTATTCTACAATGAACCTTTCTAGTATGGAACTATAATCATGTCAATTACACCTGATAATATATTATACTTGCCCGAAGGTATCGATCTAAGAATATGTCCTAAGAATGGTTTCACCTCTATAAAGGGATTTCATCAACAAGTGTTGAGAGTTGTGTTACCACAGAATACTCTGGCACAAGAACAATACGAGTTCGAACACGTTAGAGGTGGTCCATCATCTTGGAGGCAACTTCAAGTGTTGAAATATGGCAATCAATTTGATATTCCTTTTAGATTTGATAGCATACGATTTGCAATCAAGCGTGATCCTATAGAGAGATTCAAATCTGCTGTTGAAATGCTTCAGTTGCAGGCGTATAGTAACTATGCAACGCCCGAAGACGTGCCTCTGATCAACAAAGATTATGATAGATATAGTAGTGTGAAATTATTACTTGATGATCTCTATACTGGCAAAGTTCTCAATACGCATTTCTGGACTCAGACTTTGTATATGGGTACACCGAAAGATTATGATTATGTTTATGACCTAGAAAATATTGAAGAATTTTATAAACATGTTCTTTCATTTTATGGTATTGACTATGATCGAAAAGTATGGTATACTCATAGAAATATTTCAAACAACTCTGATCCTATTCGCACAGAAATATTGTTTGATGAGATTAAACCAAATAAAGAACAACAGAGACAAAACATATCGTATATGAAACATTATGAAGTATATGATAAAGAAGACTTGATTACTTCTCATATGTCAGCAAGTGATTATGCTAGAGTGAAGAAGTTATATAAAATTGATTATGATAATGGATGGTATTGATGAACCCTTTTGATTATGTGATGGCGATTAATCTAAGTAAGAAAGACCTGATGGTAGATGACCTGACTGAGAAGGGTTATGCTCCATATATGGTAAATAGATCCCTTTCTTACTTCCCAGACACTGTTGCTGTTGCTAATGCTATGAATCAGCACTACTCTATTGACAAAAAACTACAATTTCATTTTCTACTAAATATAGTTAGAAAGAGGAAGCGGTTCTCTAAATGGGATAAAGCGACCAAATCTGATGACGTGGATGCAGTTAAAGAGTATTATGGTTATAGCAACGAGAAAGCAAAGTCTGCTCTTAAACTCCTCACACCCGACCAAATAATAAGTATTAAGAAAAGGATCTATAAAGGTGGAAGGAATTAAATTATGGACATCGTCCGATATGTTAGAAGTTATTCTTCAAGAACCCGATGACTTCTTAAAAGTACGCGAGACTCTGACACGAATGGGTGTTGCCTCACGTAAAGAAAATAAACTGTTTCAGTCTTGTCACATTCTACACAAGCAAGGCAGATACTTCATTGTACACTTTAAAGAACTATTTCTACTAGACGGAAAGAAGTCTAATTTAGAAGAGATGGATCTACTACGAAGAAATAGTATTGCTCAGTTGTTAGCAGATTGGGGTTTAGTAAGCATCGTTGATAAAGAGATGGTTGCTGAATGCGCACCGCTAAGACAGATTAAGATTATTTCTCACAAAGAAAAGAGTGAGTGGGAGTTATGTCCCAAGTATAATATAGGTAACAAGTGACAGTAGAAGAACATATACACAGGATGGAAGAACTCTTCGGGGAACTTCCTAATCCTGATCACAGTCCAATACAGTTTCAATACTATGTTGACCTGTACAAGTTTTATACGAAACAGGGTTACTGTTAGTATAAATAAGCGCGTAGATGCGGATGGTCCGGTCTACATTTTTATCTTGCTTTTAATTAAGGAGAAGCACTATGACGAACACAACGAGTATCAAAGTACCCAGTCTATATCCACGAGCATCATTTGTGGGTTTTGACCACCTCTTCGCTGAATTAGATTTTGTCACGAGAAATGCCAAAGACACTTACCCTCCACATAACGTAGTAAAAATCAACGAGTTTGATTATGTGATAGAGATAGCAGTCGCGGGTTTTGAGATGGACGATCTTATCATTGAACAGGACGAGCGAACTTTGAATATAGCAGGCAATCAACAAAGTGTGGATGCGCCTGTTGAATACCTACACAAAGGTATTTCCACTAAAAAGTTTCAACGAACTTTTCGACTTTCCGAGTATGTTGAAGTAGTAGGAGCGACTCTGGACAAAGGTATCCTTGTAGTTAATCTAAAGGTCGAATTGCCCGCAGAGAAGCGTCCACGTAAAATTAAAATCAATTAATTTTCGTGGAGAAAAAAAGAAATGGCAACGTCTAAAGTAGACAGGGTCGGTTCTTGGTTAATAGGTTCAATGTGTACTATCGCATTGTTCGTATCAATCACAGCACTGATTTAACAGTCAAGAAAACTCGGGAGGTGAGATGCCTCCCAACTTTTAGGATGAACTAATGATTGAAGCATATATGGGTGTTGATCTAAACAATCCACTCGCAGTAAAGTACAACGAATTATCCCTCAAATCTTTTGAATGCGTATCTGACGTACTCAACATAAACGTAATACAATGTATAACACCAGATACATTATTCCCACATCTTACGTTATCAAAACATAAAGACAGATCACCACAAGAAATAGCACATATTCATTCAACCTTCAGACTCATGCGACGAATCTCTCGTGGCGAACGTCTATGGATTATGGAGCATGATGCATATTTAATCCCGGAACAGGTTGACATGTTCAGGCGTATTATGTTAAAATATACAGAGATGCCAACATGTAATATTGGTATTGCGCTTGAGTGTTACACAGTTATACCACAGATTGCAGAGATGTTTTGTGAACATGTTATTAATGACGAGATGCACAACTGTCGTGGACCTATGAGTATACTCCACTCTGTCACTGACTTTTACTGTAAAGCGAACAACAATAATCGATACAATGTTTATTGGCCAAAGAAGGGCATGGATAACAAAACTGGCGTTTCAGTTAATGTTTCTCATGCTCACACTCGACCCAGTGTAGTACTTGATAGTCCTATTACTCAGTTAATAGATGAGAATCAAGGTTGCACAGTAACAGATAGAACTAGATTCCAAGGAAAAGAACGATACTACAATTCAAAGACACACCCAAACTTTCACTTCGTTACATTATAAATCGCTTGACTGTCCGCGCCATGTGTGTTATAATGGTGTCTTATACTATGGAGAACCTATGAACTTTTACACAAATGTGACCCGATACGGTAACAAATTACTTTATCGTGGATATGAAAACGGTGAGCGCGTAGAACTACGCATACCTTATCAACCCACAATGTATGTTACCTCACGTAAGGCGACTGGCAAATACAATACACTCTACGGTGTTCCTGTCGAACCTATGCAGTTCGATTCCATGAAAGAAGCAACTGAATTCACCAAGCAATACGAAGGTGTGAAGAACTTCGATGTTCACGGTCAGTCTAACTTCGTAACCCAATTCATTAGTGATGCATTCCCTCAAGAGGACATCAAGTGGGATCTCAGTCAAATTAACATATGCTCAATCGATATTGAGGTGAAGTCTGATCAGGGTTTCCCTAAACCTCAAGAGGCGGCACATCCTATTACCGCTATTGGTGTCAAGAACAATAAAAGCGATGTTTACACAGTATGGGGTCTTAAAGATTATGATCCAACTCTGAATGACTTAGAAGTGACGTACTTTAAGATGATCGACGAGAAGGCGTTGATTCGTGCTTTCTTGGACTGGTGGGGTGCTAACTGCCCTGACATCGTTACTGGTTGGAACTCAAAGGGGTTTGATATTCCATACCTAGTCAACCGCACTCGTAATATAATCAATGATGATGCTATTAAAGCATTCTCTCCATGGAAGTTAGTTCAAGCGAGAGAAACTAAAACTGCTTACGGTGTTGACCAGACTTATGATCTTATGGGCATTGCGCAACTCGACTACCTTGAATTGTTTAAGAAGTTTGGTAAACTGACATACGGTGAGCAAGAGTCCTACAAACTGGATCATATTGCTCAGACCATACTCGGCGAAGCAAAACTATCATACGAAGAACATGGTAATCTTCACACACTATACGAAGAAGATCACCAGAAGTACATCGACTATAACATTAGAGATGTTGAGTTGATCGTGCGATTCGAAGAGAAGATGGGTCTAATTGCTCTTGCTCTTACTATGGCATACCAGTCTAAAGTAAACTATGCAGATACATTCGGCACAACTTCTATCTGGGATTCTATCATCTACAATCAGTTGATTAAGAAGAATGTTATTATTCCACCTAAACCTCCTCTGGATCACGATGTTAGTCGTATTGTTGGTGGTTACGTGAAAGAACCCCAAGTAGGATCACATAACTGGGTAACATCATTCGATTTGGCATCTCTGTATCCTAACATCATTGTGCAGTACAATATGTCACCCGAGACTATGTGCTATGACGAAGATATTCCTACCGCTATTGCCGCTAACGGTGCTTCGTTCCGCAAAGATAAAGAGGGTATTATTCCTAACGTGATTCGTAAGTTCTATGATAATCGTGTTACTATCAAGAAGAACATGCTTGCGGCACAGCAGAAGTATGAGATTGAACCCACCCATGAACTCGTGAATGAGATTGCAACGCTGAATAATCAGCAGATGGCGATTAAGATTTTGATGAACAGTCTCTACGGTGCGCTTGCTAATAAGTACTTCCGTTACTTCGATCAGCGTATCGCCGAGGGTGTTACTATGTCTGGTCAACGTGCTATCAAGGTAGCAGAGGTAGCAGTCAATGACGAGATGAACAATCTCCTCAAAGATAAGAAAGATTATGTTATTGCTATGGATACTGACTCCTTGTATATCAACATGGAATCTTTGGTGACGAAGTTCTCGCCTGCTGATCCTGTTAAGTTTCTTGATAAGATATGCGGCGAACATTTCGAGAAAGTTATTGCTGGTGCATATGAAAAACTAGCGAACGACACTGGTGCATACATCAATCGCATGGTGATGGAGCGAGAAGTTATTGCTGATCGTGGTATCTGGTTGGCGAAGAAGCGTTACATCCTAAATGTACATAACAACGAGGGTGTCCAGTACGCAGAACCCAAACTCAAGATGATGGGTATCGAAGCAATCAAGTCATCCACTCCTATGGTCTGTCGTAAGAAGTTCAAAGAAGTCTTTAAGGTTATCATCGAAGGTACAGAAGAAGATACTCAGAAGTTTATTTCAGACTTCAGAAGCGAGTTTAGTTCTCTCAATCCCGAAGATGTTGCATTCCCCAGAGGCATCTCGGATCTTACTAAGTATAAGGATCGAAAGAATATTTATGGTAAGGGCACTCCAATTCATGTTCGTGGCGCCCTTCTATATAATCACTACGTAAAGAAAGCAGGAATGACTGACAAATATGAGACGGTTAAAGATGGTGAGAAGATTAAGTTTATCTACCTGAAACAACCTAATCGTATTAAAGA